GTCAAGAATTTTTTGATCCCATACCTCACCTTCTTTCTTTGTGTGGTGTAGGTTCAAGTAAATCTTATACATTGCTTTCTTTTGTTCCTTCTCACTAGCATTAGGATCTAGTAATTGTTTAAATAACTTATCTCCATATCCTCTAATTGGATCTCCTTTAGAATCGTATTTAGTTTTTTCTAAGATGTCTCCCAAGAAAAGAACAGTCTGTTGATCTGGTGTCAGGTCTTCAACTTTACCTGTTTTAAATACTTCATCTAACCATGGAGCATCTATTCTTTTCTTAGCTCTGTTTACAGCAACCTGTAAAGAACTATTATCTTCACCCTTATCTGCGTTACCTACTAAAAACTGATAGAGTCCTGTAGCTGAGCTTGCTTCTTTTCCTTCTAAAGGTCTGTTCTTTACTTTAGAATCTCCAGAGCTTTCTGCTCTAGCTACTTTAAGAGCAAAGTCATATAGTACGTTTCTTGCTTGTGTTGAATCAAGACCTTCCATCCCTGATCTGTTTAAATGTTTTGTCATCAGTGTTTCTGCTAATGGAGATCTTATTTGATTGACATCGCTGACATTACTTACGTCTACTACTTCTGCTCTTCTTGAAGGAATAACTTCCATCTCAGGAGTAGACAGGATGTTACCGAACGCATCATAGTTATTACTCATCATGTCCATGTTTTATTTCCTTGCTTTAGGAATTTTAAATCCCTCTGTTTCTTTTTCTAGGTTGTCCAGATATTCATCAAGTTGTTCTTCAGTTGTTAGATCTTTAACCGCTTGATCTGCTAATGTTGCAGTAGGACTTGATAAGTTCTTGTCTTTTGCAAAAGAAGGGTATATTACTTTTTCTGGAACAACCTCACCAAACCGATCAATGCGTTCAGGTTCAATCAAATCACCTTTCTCATTGACATTAAGGTTCGGATTGTTTAACTCAAGTCGAATCTCTTCAATACTTTTACCTTTTAAGTTTTCGTACTCATCTCCGTATGTAGGATACTGAACAGGAGGTGGCATACCTAACTGACCTCTGAACATATCAGGACTTTCAATACCTAAGTCTAGCATTCCTCTAGGAGGAGGAGGAACAAACCTGTCCCTTGTCTGTGTATTTGCTCCTCTCTGTGGAGAAAATTCTTGTCTGGACGGCATAGAAGGTTTTCTTGTTATAGACAAGAGATCACCAGTCAATAGACCAGAAGAACCTATTGGACTTTCTCTACCTATACTATAATCATCCATTACAGGAGGACGGACATCTCTAATCGCTGGAGGTTCTAAAGATACATCTCTACCGTCTGCTGATGTTCTTACAGGAGGTGTCATTGAGCTTGGTAATGGTTTACTAAGATCAGGAACCACAGGAGGACGAGTTGGATCAGGAGGAGGTATCGGAGGAATCTCTTGTTCTACTTGTATAGGTTGCCCACCTAACATACCAGATCTGAATCTAACAGAAGGCTGTTCATATCTGTCATAATTATATTCCTGTCTAGGAACAGGATTGAGAGGTCCATAAGTATTATAAATATCTCTGGAGTAGTCTTGAGTAGAAGGACCAGCAGATTGCTGTGCAGCAGTTCCTCTCCCTATTCCAAATTCTCCGAGTCTTCCTACTAAATCGTTTAACAAACTGTCTAAAGGACTAGCCATTATTCTTCCTCTTGTGTAGATCTTTCAAACATTCCTAAGTAACTAGGTGTAGCTGATGGTAATACTTGTGCTGCTTGTTGCGATCTTCTTGCTGTTCTACCTGCAAGTTGTGAGGCTTCTCCAACAACTCTAGGAGAAGCAGCAGCTAATGCAGGAATAGCAGCAGGACTAAACAAACCAGTCCCTAGTCCTAATCCAAGACCTCCTGTTGCTAATGCGCTTGTTACTCTTCCTTGAAGTCCTCTGGGAACAACAGAACTTAACTCTTGACCAGCTAACTGCGACATAAATTTCTTACCTCCTGTCACTCCTTCTAGTTCTTGTGCTAAGTTTAATCGTTGTCCATAGTTAGTAGAAACACCATCTCTCATTGAAGTTAATAGTTTTTTTAATGCTACTTCTGCTGTTTTCTTGTCTCCAACACTTAATGCTTTTTCAATCTCTTGAATTATTTTTGAAGCATTCTCGTAGCTTTTCATTACTTTACCGTAGTTAGGATCAGCATCATCAATTGACTTCCTGACTAATTCAGCCATATCAGAAATAGCAGATCTGGCTTCTCCTGTGTAGTTCATAGATTCAGAGTTTAAAGTTCTCTTCAATTCATCAAAGTCAGCCAGTGACTTGTATCCTTGTTTTTCAGCTCTTTGTAATATTTCTGCTGCTTTTCCAGCAGCCTCTATAGTAGAGGCGTTTGTTGTTCTTAAATTTTGAAGCTCAATCAATTTAGCTCTAACAGGTGATAAAGATAAGTTAATATCTTTTAGATTTGCTTTACCTTCTAAATAATTTCTTCTTCTTTGTTTATACAAAATATCTAAATTAAATCTAGCATTAGCTACCACTTCTGTAGGATCTGCCTTTCCAGTCAAGCTATCTCTAAATCTCTTGACAGCATCTCCTCCTTCTTTACCAGCTTTGTATGCTTGAGAAACAGCTTCTCTTCCAGTCCCTGAAGTAAAAGATAAAGTAGTTGCTACAGCAGGTGCTATAAGTTTTTTGTTTCCTACTTTAGCAATCTTACCTGCGACAAGAAGACCAGAAGTAATAGGATCTATTCTTGAAGCATTTTTTGCAAATTTTTCTAACGCAGCTGGAACTCTTGCTAGTTTAGCTCCTCTACCTGCTTTAGCAGCAGTAGCTACTACTTTAGCTGCTATGGTTGCTCCTCCACTAAGCGCACCAGCTAAGTCAGCCATAAACCCTGCTGAGTCTGTAGCTACAGTTCTTTTAATATTTTCTATACCACCATATCTATCAGCAAAATACTCACCTACCGCAGAAGCTAATTGCTGACTCTCTTCATCTTCTCCAATAAGCTGAACAACTTCATCTGGTAAAGTGTTTTGTAAAATACCATAACCTAGTTGACCTACAGTTTTAGCTGTTTCAATAGGACTCGATACAGCGTCCCATATAGCCATAGCTTCTCTCTTAGCAGAAGGACCCAAATTTAAAAGAGCTTCTTCAGCTACCTGTCCTAAACCTACATCGGTATAATCTTTTTTAGTAGGAGTAGGAACAGGATCAGGTGGAGGAGTTGGTTGTCCTCTTGGTTTGCTACTAGATTTGTATTGCTCTTGTGCTGCTTTTATGATCTGTTCTTGTGTTGCTCCTTCAGGACCAGTAACAATTAACTCAGTACCGTCAGGTGCTGTAACTTCATAATCTACTAGAGTTGCCATTACTTATCCTTTACAATACTATTGTGTTTTTTTCTCTAACTGTCCACTCACCATTTCCTTCTCCTGTTCCAGTAGCATCTTCACCACTTGTTCCTATGAGAGAAGGAGCGTATCCTTCTACTCCTGATATATTCCAACCTTGTTTTTCAACAACTGACTGCTGGCTTCTGAATTTCTTTTTAGCTAACTTTTCTGCGTTTTCTAAATACTGAATAACCAATTCAGGATCTGTATCTAGTTTAACCATAGCTTTTTCAAATTCTATTCTTTCAGGATCAGTTAAAGCTGAACCAAACAAATCATTTCTAATAACATTAATTCTGTCTTGATAACCTTTCCACCATAAAGCAAATTCTCTATCTTCATCGCTTTGAGGAAACTTGTTTGCGAATGCTAATTGTATCTCACCTAGTTTAGGAAATTTACCTGCATACTCTGGTTTAAAGGAACCTCTGAGACTTGTCATCTGCTCAACAGCACCTCCTTTTTTCTCAAAGTCTTCTAGCAAGGGTACTGTAAGTTGTTTACCCTTACCTGCATCTGATGCCTCTTTGTTTAGCTTAGCTATTTCTGCTGTTTTCTTTTTTAATTCTAAATCATCTAACTGTGTTTTCCTATTAGCTTGTTGTAGTCTTGATGATGATGCTTTAGCTTCTTCCATAAACTGCATGGCTTCCCTCGGATATCCCATGTCACTTAACTCTTTAGCCATTTGAGCTATGACTTGAGGATTGCTCATATCCTGTTTACCAAACTTATTCATGACCTCTTGCATGACATCAGCTCTTTTCATATCAGGAGAAGGAGCCTCACCAAACAGTTTCGTTGTTCTTAGCCTCTCTCCTAGACGTACTCCTTGCTGAGCAAGACCTCCGTACATTCCCAGACCTTGACCAGCTCCTGCTAATCTGTCTCTGTAATCTTGTCTAGCAAGAGTCTCTTGTTCTTGTCTCTTTTTATATTCCAACTCCTCTGGAGTAGGTCCAAACAAAGGTAGTATTCCATTAGCCATAATTATCCTTTAAAATCCGTATGCGCTCATAGGTGAAGCTATATCACCAAACATTCCTCCTGAGAAGCCTCCTGACACTACTCCTAAACCTCCTTTTCTTAGGTCTGGTCCTCTAGGAGTAATTATTCTTTCTTCAATATCTGCCTGTGCAGGGTTGAAGTAATTACCTAATCCGTCAAGTAAATCTTTATTGCCGAACAAACCTTGCATTGCATTATTCTTCATTTGAGAAGCAGCTAGTTGTTGTTGAGCTACTCCTAAAGAACCTTGACTAGCCATATCAGCACCGTACTGTTGTCCTGTCATAGCTGTTGCTCCTAAGTTAGCCCCCATAGTTAATGGTTGTTGTGCAAGCTCTTCCAGCTTTGCTTGATTAGCTAAGTAGCTCTGATAAGGTGCTAAGGACCCTTGCATCACATCGTAACCAGTACCCATCAAAGCACCAGCCTTAGCCACTTGTTGACCTCCAAAGTTAACTGCTTGTTGTGCAGCGTCTTCAGCTCCTGCTGCTAGTTGTAGGTTTCGTCTGTTACGAGATTCTTGTAATTGTTTAAGTAATGGATTACCACCAACACCTACGCTTAAACCACCCTGACCTCTACCAAAAGCAGTTCTTGATAGTCTCTCTTCTTCTTCAATGTCGTAAGGTCTTAGTGCAGCCATCTGCCTCTGCATATATTCGTTTCTAGCTTGTTCAGGAGAAGAAGCAATGTAGTCTTGACCAATATCAAACAATCCTTGAGCTGGTGCAGAAAACTGTTGAGCAAACGGTATGGCTTGCTCAGCAGTGTCTAGTCCCTGACCCATCATCACACCGAACTTACCTTGTTGCTCTTGTACCGATTCACTAGGTGTGTAACCAGCAGAAGTAACTGCTCCAGTAACAGGATCAACTTCAAACTCAGACTGACCGTAAAGAGTCTTCATGGCAACAGGTTTAAAGAAACCTTGCTGTCCTAGTTGACGCATTCTTGCATCATACTGAGCAGCTGTTTCTCCAGCTTGTTTAGCTTGTTGTCCTCCTGCAATCATACCACCAACAGCCGAACCTATCTGCGCTCCCATTGGACCACCAAAATAAGCACCTGCAATAGGTGCTGCAACTGCTGCTACATCTTTAATGCTTGAGAATAACCCCATCTTCTTTCCTCTTTAAATTAAACTGTACGCTTCCACATATAAACTACGATGTACGGTTGTAAGTTCTTACCTGTTGCTGACTCACCTGCATTAGCTGTGTCACCTGATATTGTATGAACGTGTGCGCCTTGTGAATCTGTAGTTGACAAAGCTGTACCAGAAGATCCAGCGTGTAAACCAGAAAAATAACCGACAGTACTACCAGCAGTACTTGCTGATCTACCTGTTCCAGTGGTGTGTTGGTGCGCTCCGGCAGAAGCGTTTACAAGAGTTCCTGCTGCGTGATTGTGTGTGGGTATGATTGAATCTTTACTACCACCAGTTTCTTCTACAGTGTCAAAGTCTGAGTCACCTGAGTTAATACCTACTGGTACTTTACCTGCTCCAAACGCCACCCATGTACCGAAGCCTAACAAGGTAGCAGGGTTAGTAGCTACAGTAGCGTTCATGTAAATAGAACCTACAGGATATGCACCTACTAAAGCATTTTGAACAAAGAGTGTTGTAGCTACTCTTGAGCTTGAATTTCCTGTAGGTGGCTGAGAAGAATTAGCTGTTCCTGTAAACGTAGGACTGTCTAAGTCAGCTTTAGATGAAATAGCATTTGAGATAGCAACATACTCAGCATCTAACTCTGAACCTTTAATAATCTTTTGTGGATCGCCTGTAGTTAATCCATCTTTTAATGTAAAGTTAGTTGCTTTTGTATAATCAGACATACATATCCTTAAATTGTTTTACCTGCTTTAACATAAATATCTATCTTTTGTATCGACAAAGGTGCAGCGTTAATATCTGCCTCAAAGCCTAATTGCATAATAGAACCTGAGCCACCTAAGTTACTGTTTACTTCTTCAAGTACTAAACCACTAGAGTATTCAGATAAAGCGTTTGCACTAACCAAATAAATAGTAGCATTTGTTTCTTCTATAGCTCCTGACGCGCCTGTTGTAGTAGGAATGTGATAAAAACCATCTCCTTCTAATCTTACATTTATAGGTAAGTCGTAACCGTTAGCCTCATCTAATACTGATTTAAAAGCAACTTGATAGTGTGTTCCGTCAGGTGCTGTTAACGTGTTAGTAGTAGGTGTGCTATTACTAAATGACTGACTACCTACGACAGCTGATCCGCTAACTCCATACTTGTTAACATTAAATTCTGATACAACATTAGAGCCTGTTTTTAATTTCTTAGTTATAGACCGATATGAGTTAATATAATCAAAACCATACTTAAGTGCTACGTCTTGACCCACACCACCAACAACTACAAAGTTACTTTTCTTTAAAAACTTTAGTGTAGTAGGACTACCTAAGTCAAAGTAGTTAGTGTAGTAACGTAGCCTATAAGTAGCTGAATCATCTAAAAAACTAAAGTATTTACCTATGTAACCTTTTTGTCCTACGAAAAGATCGCCTGTATAAGTAACATGCAATGCCGTAGGTTCGATGCTATCCCAGATAGTAGCTCTTGCTGCGTTATTTTGTAATCTAGCTCGTAGATCAAAACAGTAAACATACTTAGATGTAGGTAAGGTTAATAAATAGAAAGCATCTTTAGGATAGTAAACACCTTTAATCTTTTCTTTGTTACTCTCTGACTCTACAAACTCAATCAGATCGTCTCTTACGTTAAACGATATGTCATTAATAGGTGCTGACTTTTCCTGAATGACTCGTGCAATACTTCTAACACCTGTCTCAGACAAGAACATAACATCAGTTCCTGTGTTAGCAATACTGTCTCTAGCTATGCAACCAATGTCAGCGATTAAATCAGCTAACTGTAAATTAGTAACGTCAATAGGGTTAGCATAAACAGCGATGTTTCTTCTACCAAATATAATCAAGAAACCGTTGTGTGCTGCTAGTCCTACTACCTCGTCACCGTTAGGAAACACATCAATTAATGACAAGAAACCTGAGTCACCTGTTGATAGATTAGTACCGTCTAGTAACGAACTAAAGTAAACTGTTTGTTTATCATTAGCAATGTCTGCCCACCATGTCCTACCGTAAGCACCTATAACTACATTAGGTTTAAAGTCAGAAGCAGAAGCATAGGTGGTAGGTACTGAGCCAGCATCGTCAAGTACGTTAAAACCGTAAGCACCTGTATGTGCATGATCTGCTCCTAGTTTGTGATAGACTAAAGGTAAATGACCAGCCTGTGCGAAGTAAGCATAAGGACTAGCTGTCGGTCCTTCACCAAATACAATACTAGCACCCATCCATTCGTTAGCTGTGATGCTATAAGATATTGTGCCTGTACCTGCTGCATTGGCTACTGTAGTGTTAACTGCTGTGACTAATGTAGAAGCACCACTTGCTCTCGTAAATAACTTGTTATTACCACCAGCAAACGTAACATCTGGGTTAGGTAAGTTGTAAATAAAGTCAACACTGTTAGACGCTAGATCAGAGTTTAACGATGTGTTTACTTTAGTCCAACCACGCCTAGCACCGATACGACCAAACTTGTCTATGACACAGTTGTATGCTTCTAGTGCATACCCTGATGATAAGTCAACACTACTATCCTGCGTATTGATTCCAAAAAAAGCAGGTGCTGATATTGTTGATGACTGTATTCTACCAGCCATTAGACTGCTGTCCAAATGTATTGATCGTTCTGTCTGCTCTCTGCCATAGCAATGTGATCTGCTAACGATGCGTCTGCTAAAGCACTAGCTTCCTGAGATGACAATCCACCATCTTCTCCACGCTCTGCTACAGCTTTAGCATAAGCATACTTAGCTACTGGATCAGACGGAACAAGTAATGTTGTTGAAGGGTCTGTTAATGTAGGTTGTGGTTTGTATAAGTTAAAAAATATAGTTTGAATATTGTCAGGAATAGGAAAAAGATCTACTTGTGTGTCGCCATTTTCGTCTACACCGTTAAAGTTGTAGTACATCGGTGATCCTTTTGATGCTTTACCATTCAGTAAGTAATTATTCATTTTGCTAGAAGTAATAC